GACCTACAGCACCACTTCTGGCTGGGTCAACCGTACCGCCACCGTAACGAACATGACGACGGCAGTTCGCACGGTTGCAGTGTGGAAGCGCCGCGTTTGGTTCACGTTTGAGGGCAGCGCCAACGTGGCCTACATGGACAGCGTGGACGCGGTCACCGGCAGCGTGACGTCGTTCCCCATGGGCTCGATCTTGCGAAATGGCGGCTCGGTGTCTGCGCTGTTCAACTGGACGATCGACGCCGGATTCTCGGTGGATGATTTCCTGATCGCCGTGGGCACCGAGGGAGACGTGGCCGTGTGGGAGGGCACCGACCCGACCAGCGCGACGACGTTCGGCCTGAAGGGCGTCTGGTATGTGGGCCCGGTGCCCAAGTTTGGCAGCTACTTCACCCCGTTCGGCGGCGACGTGATGATCGTCAGCGAGCTTGGCCTGGTGCCGATGTCGCGCCTGATCACGGGGCAGTATTCACAGGACGTGCAGGCTGGCGGCCCCGCGTCCAAGATCCAGTCGGTGTTTGCGCCGCTGGTGCGCAAGCTGCGCAACAACCGCTACTTCAACGTGTTCGTGGTGCCGTCGTCCGAGGTGCTGGTGATTAAGCTGCCCAACGACGGCGGCACGTTCCGGCAGTTCGCCATGAACGTCACCACGGGCGCCTGGTGCGAATTTGTTGGCATGCCGATGCGCTGCGCGACGGTGATCGGCGGCCAGCTCTATTTTGGCACCGATGACGGCCTGACGTGCAAGGGCCTGTTCGGCGACCGCGACGGTGTAGACACCGTGGGCGCCGGCGGCAACTACGTCGAGGGTGACGTGCAGACGGCGTTCTCGCACTTTGGCACGCCCGCGCAGAACAAGAAGTTCAGCATGGTGCGGCCAATCTTCATTGCGCTGTCGGCCCCCTCAGTCAAGCTCGTGGTCAACACGCAGTTCCAGTTGTCGCCGGTGGGCGGTTCGCCGTTCTATCTGGCCGACGACAGCGGCGTGTGGGGGGCGGCGGTCTGGAACGTGGCGACGTGGGCCGGGCAGAACACCTACCAGGGTTGGGCCGGCACCAACGGCCTGGGCTACTACGGTTCGTTGCGCATGAAGGTGCGCGGCCTGCCGCAGACGGTGTTCACCAGCTCACATGTGCTCTTTGAAACTGGTGGGGTGATGTGATGAAAGCAACACGCGAGCAGGTTCTGGCGGCGTATCGGAGCAATCCGAGGGCGGCGCTCAACCCTGACGAGGCTGCGATCGACTACTGGATGACGACCGGGCTGGACAACTTCAACACGGTCGTCGACCAGGTGCGCGCATCTAATCCCCAGTTGGCAGCGCAGATTGACGCCGAGCGCAGCGCCGCCGCAAACGCAAGTGGCGGCACCGACTACGAGGCGATGGTGCGCGCTGCGTATGCAGACATCGGTCGCACTGGCGTTGGAAGCGAAACCAACCAGATCGACCCGGAGGGCCTGGCGTACTGGACCAACCGTGCCGCGTCTGAGCAGATGACGCCAGATCAGTTCTCTGATGCGTTCAGCTCCGCGGTCGGCAACTATTTCCAGCAAAAGCCGCAGGACCAGTACACCGACTACGTGTCGGACTACATTGTGCGGGATGCCTATGACGACATCGGCCGCACAGGCATCGGCACCGCGCCCAGCAACATCGACCAGCAAGGCTATGACTTCTGGCGCAACCAACTGCTAACCGGCAAAGTCTCGCCCGACGACTTCGACGACGTGTTTACCGGCGCGGCCAAGAATGCCGTGCTGAGCCCGACGTCGCAGACCCCCGCCGGCGTGCGTCAGTACGTCGTCGAGTTCCTTCGCCAGGGCGGCGGCAATCAGCGGCGATACGCCGACCTGCCGCCGGCTTTTGATGCTTCTCAGATGCAAGCGCGCAGCCCTTCAATGGGCGGCGGCATGGGTGGCACGCAGCAGGACGGCCGCGGCGTGCGCACGATCGGCGGCGAGGCTGCAGGCACCCCGTTCAACCTAGTGGCGCCGTACCGCAGCCAACTGATTAAGGCGCTGCGCACGTCGTCCATGGGCGCCCCGACGCCTACTGGCGGCGCGATCAACCTGACGCCAAATCAAGCGGCTGCCGGCGGCGGCCAAGATTGGCTGAACAGCTTGTCGGTGCCGACTGGAATGTCGAACAGGCCCAGCGATCAATCCGCGCCGGCGGCTCCGACTCCCACCGCCCCCCCGCTGGGCCCGACGCCGGCGCCTAGTGGTGGCGGTGGGTTGTCTGGCGGCGGCATGAACCTTGACGATTTTTCTTGGGAAGGCCTGGACATCCAGGTGCCCCAGGTTGGCCGCACGCCGGATATGAACTGGACAGATTTCCAGTCGGGCGCTTTGGTGGCTGACTCGGGGTTGATGGACATGTTGGCCGCGCCCTCGGGGCGGGGTGTGCTTTTCAACAACGCAGTCTTGTGATTGACGCATGAAGCTGGTCACCGACAAGCAGGGCGAATATCCGGTCATCTGGGAGTGGATGAACCGGCGCACGCGCTTGCCGTGGAGCAGCGACCTGCGCACGATCGGCTCAATGCGAGATGACGGGACGATCGCCTGCGCGGTCGCCTACAACGCCTGGAGCTTGTCGTCGTGCTGGATTCATGTGGCGTTCGATGGGCCGCATGGGCTAAATCGGCAGCTCTGGCGCGCGGCCTTTGAGTATCCATTCGTAAAATGCGGCATGGAGGCCATCTACGGCTTAACGCCCAAGAACCTCGACGACGCGCTGCGGATGAATGACAAGTTGGGATTCCGCAGGATCGCTGAGACGGTTGACTGCGTAATGTTTGAAATGCGGCATGACGAGTGCCGCTGGATCAAGGAGAACGCTCATGGGCGGCAAGGGATCAGCACCTCCACCACCTGATTACATCGGGGCGGCGAACACGCAAGCGGCAGCTTCTAGAGAGCTGACGAATATGCAGAACTACGCGAACCGGCCGACGATCAACACGCCGTTCGGATCGCAGACGTGGGGCACGCGCGCCATCACAGACCCGGCTACCGGCCAGCAGGTCACGCAGTGGACGCAGAACACGGCGCTGGCGCCTGGCCTGCAGCAGGCGCTCGACTATCAGCTCAACACGCAGGTCGGCCGCAGCCAACTGGCCAGCGGCTTCATGGGGCGTGTGGCTGATGAGTACGCGCGCCCGTTCGACTACGGCAACCTGCCGCAGATGGCCCAGCCCAGCGCGCCGGCGCGCCTGACGACCGCCACTGCGGACTACACGCCCGGCCTGAACACCGCGTTCGGGTTTGGTGGTCCGCAGGGCAACGTCGGCACCGAGTTCCTGCAGCGCGGCCTGAACACGGGCGACAACCCCAACCTGCCGCAGGTTGATTCCGGCTACCGCGACCGCGTGGCCGACCAGCTCATGCAGCGCATGCAGCCGGTGCACAACTATCAGCAGCAGCAGCTTGAGTCGCGCCTGGCCAACCAAGGCTTCACGGTCGGCAGCGAGGCCTACAACCGCGCCCTGACCGAGCTGCAGCAGCGTCAGGCTGGCGAGCGCTTCAACGCGCTGGACCAGGCCGGCAACGAGGCGCAGCGTTTGTTCGGGATGCAGATGGGCGCGCGCCAGCAGGCGTTCAACGAGGACGTCACCGGCGGCAACTTCTACAACCAGGCGGCCAACCAGGCGTTCAATCAAAACCTGCAGGCGGGTCAGTTCCGCAACCAGGCGATCGGCCAGGACTACAGCCAGAACCTCGGCGCGGCTCAGTTCCAGAACCAGGCACTGGGCCAGGCTCAGGCGCTCGATCTCGCGCGCATGCAGGCCGGCAACCAGGCCGCAGCTCAGCAGTTCGGTCTGAACCAGCAGTTCGCCGACTCGCAGAACCGTCTGCGTCAGCAGGCGATTGCCGAGCAGATGCAGCGCCGCGGTATGTCACTGAACGAGATGAACGCGCTGCTGTCGGGCCAGCAGGTCAGCATGCCACAGATGCCGTCGTTCGCGGCCGCTCAGCGTGCCGAGACGCCCAACATCCTGGGCGCCACGCAGATGGGATACGACGCCGCGCTGGGCGCCTACAACGCCGATCAAGCTGCGTTTGGGAACCTGCTCGGCGCCGGCGCGCAGCTTGGCTCTGCCGCCCTTATGGGGCCGGCGGGCGCGTTCAGATTCTCTGACCGTCGTTTGAAGTCCAACATCAAGCGGGTGGGCACGCATGCGACTGGCGTGGGCATTTACGACTACACGATGATGGGAATGCCGCAACGCGGTGTGATTGCGCAAGAGGTGGAGCGCGTGCGGCCTGACCTGGTCAAGCGCCACGCCAACGGCTACCTGATGGTGAACTACGGAGGCCTGCAATGAACGACAACCTGATGTTCGACTACCTGCTGGAGATGGGCGCCATGCGCCCTG